AATGAGTGCCTGCATGCCCTAGAGCCTATCATAAGGAGAAAGAATGACCATCAATTCATTGAACTGATCACAGGTGGCAAAATAGAGTTTTGGAGTTTAGAGAATGAACTGGCAGGTAGATCCAGGAAATACCACAGGACAATAGTGGATGAGGCTGCCTTTGTCAAACAGTTGTGGCATAGGTGGACTGAATCCATCAGGCCTACACTTACTGACTTTAAAGGTGATGCATTTTTTCTGTCTACACCTAAAGGCAAAAATGACTTTCACAAAATGTGGCAGAGAGGCAAATCAGGTGATCCTGGATGGGTAAGCTGGCAAATGTCTACCTACACAAATCCATACATTGATGCATCAGAGATTGATGAGGCTAGAGGTGATCTGCCTGAACTAGCATTCAGCCAGGAATACATGGCAGAGTTCAATGAGAATGTGGCAAATCCATTTGGTGCAATGTTCATCCAACAGTGTACCTATCCCATGAGCAATCAGCCAGCTGTATGCTATGGCATTGACCTGGCAAAGTCATATGACTACACAGTGATCATAGGCCTGGATGAGAATGGCACAGTGTGTCACTTTGATAGGTTTCAGGATGACTGGCGTACAACAAAGCAAAGGATCACAGCACTGCCCAGGACACCGATCCTGATGGATAGCACAGGGGTGGGTGATCCTATCTTTGAGGATCTACAGGCAGAGGGACTAGATGTGAAAGGGTTTAGATTTAGCAGCACATCTAAGCAACAACTGATGACAGGACTACAGACAGCCATCCAACAAAGAAAGATTGCATTTCCTGATGGGGCAATCACAGCTGAACTAAACATCTTTGAATATGAGTTCACAAACACTGGTGTGAAGTATGCAGCACCTACAGGATTTCATGATGACTGTGTGATGGCACTGGCACTTGCATGGAATAACTACAACACAAAGAGAGGGAGTTATACTATATTTGTGATTCATCAAAACAAATAACCTATGAAAAAACTATGGATTGGATTAATGGGAGTAGATAAAGATGGTACTATGTATACCCCAAGTGGTAAAAAATTATTTAGATTACCATTAAGATTATCATCTATTATTCAAAGTGTGCAGCATAAAATTGCTCGCTTAACACATAACTAATAAAACTAGACAAATGGAAACAGTAATTAATTTAGAAACTTATTTAAGAATTAAGTTAGACGAAAAAGATGCTAAACAAATTTATGATATATCAACTGATGATGTAAGAGGTTGGATAGATTTTTATAATGAAGCAGAAATAAAAACATTTCAATCACCACGTTCTCCTATAAAAGACCAAACCAAATAACCTATGTGTGAATTACAAGACTATTTAAAGTCTATAAACCCAAAAGACAATACCATACTTGTATATGGAGCAAAATACAAATGTTGGAATGACAACGGATATATTGGAATATTTGAATGGAGACAAGATGATAATGTAGGAGATTCATTTCAACAAGATTCTGATGATGGAATTGAGGTGGCAATCCCAACAAAGTGGGAATTAGTAATAACCAAAACAAATAACCTATGAAAACAGCAATGCAAGAATTATTAGAAAATTTACAAAAACAATTTGACGAACCAATGAATCCTATAAGGATTAATGGAACTTATTTTTTAGAAAAAGAAAAAGAGCAGATAATAGAAGCTAATAGACAAGGCAGGTGTAATGATTGCCCAATTATGTATTCAAACGAAGAAGCACAAGAATACTACAACCAAACTTATAACCAAAATAAATAATATATGTGGAATCAAATGTATAAAAATGGTTCAAAATTACCTTTTTGGTTATTAATTTTAGTAACAATGATACTTGGGGTAATACTTTACTTAACCAAAACAAATAAATAAAATGGAAACACCACTACAAAACCTAAAGCACTATTTCAGGAATGATGAAACAATTACAAAAAAAGAATTAGAAAGAGCAATTGATGAATTATTTGATAATGAAAGGTCATTTTTTATAGAGGCTTTTAATAAGGGAGTTACATCTACAGGAGTAATATCTATTGGCTTGAATAAAGGATTGGAGGAATATAATAGTCTATACAAAACAAATAACATATGAAACCAGGTAACTAAACAAGCAATTTGAAAGCCCAGCCTAATAGCTGGGTTTTTAATTCGTAAAGCTATCCCTTTACTTTATGTCAATTTAAGTCAAGTTTTACCTTTACTTTATGTCACAGATATTTAAAAAAGTGTGACACATATTCGGAAAAATTCATGCAGCTGCCATCTGTTCAATCAGGTGGCATTTTCTATTTATAGGCATGACATGGAAAGACATTAACGTATTTCAGTACCAGCAGATCATGGATCTGTATGCTACTGCTAAAGACATGAATGAACTGGATCTAGCCTATAAGATCACAGGAATTGTGATGGATCTGACAGAGAATCAGATTGACAGTCTGCCAATGGATCATCTGAAACCACTACTGCAACAGGTGGCATTTGTACATGAACAGATAAAGCCACAGCCACAAAAGTACATCCAGGTGAATGGCAAAAGGTACAGATGCATCTATGACATCAGAAAGATGCCAGCTGCCAGGTACATTGAAAGCAAACACTTTGACCAGGACAGGATCAGCAACCTGCACAAACTAGCTGCATGTATGACTATCCCACAAAAAAGAAACTGGCTAGGCATGTGGGTGGATGACACCTATGATGCAGGCAAACATTCAGAGTATGCAGAGGATATGCTGGCTGCACCTATCACAGCTGTTTTGGGATCGGTTGTTTTTTTTTATCAAGTATTCAACAACTGGATAAAGAGTTCAAAGGATTATTTGATAAAGGAGATGATGATGAAGGGGATGACCAAATACCAGGCAGAGAAAGCCTACATCCATTTATGCGAAATTATGGCTGGATTTATCAGGCCAAGTTGGTGGCTGAACACGAAGGCATCATACTGGAAAAGGCTTTTGATCTCAACACTTTACAGTTCTTAAACAACCTGGCATACATCAAAGCAAAAAACGAATATGACAGAGAGCAACTAAAAAAAGTGTATGGCAAAGTCTAGCAAGCAACTACAGGATGAGATTGTAAATAGTAAGTTTTTGGATGAGTTGGGCAATTCATCTACAGACTATGCATCATTGAATGAACTGCCAGGGACAAAGCAGATCATCATTCTGAGTGCTGCAAACTTTATTGAAAAGGTACAGAGTGAACTGCAAAGACTGGGAAAGATAAGCAGTGGCAATCTAGAGGATGGCATCACCAGTGGGGATCTGATTGAGGATCAGAATGGCTATGAGATTGATCTAGGATATAAGTCTGAGGATGCAGCTGCCAAATACTATGACTTTGTCAATAAAGGGGTGACAGGTTATTCATCAGGCACACCAGCCAGTGAATACGGATTCAAAAGCCTGAGGGTATCTAGGGACATGGTTAAAAGCCTACTACTGTGGTACAGAAAGAGAGGCAATGCTGCCAGGAAAGAGGATCAAAAAAAGAAACTATCACAGACACAGAGAAAGAATAAAAGCCTGGCAAAGACAGAAGAGCACTTTATTAAAAATTTCAAGCTTTATGAAATTCCCCGACAATAAAAGAAGGCAGACAGTTTAAAGTCACTGGCCTATGCAACAGCGGTGAGCATAAAGAAAAAGGGTTTGCCAAAGACAGCGTTTTTTGACAGATCAGTTGAGTTCAGTTTTGGAAAGGGCTTTGTTGATGCTGTGGCTAGGACTGTAGGACAAGACATAAAAGTCTATTTAAGACAAATAAACAAACAGATTAACGAAACTAACAATAGATAAAAAATGGCAATAACAATCAATAGCACACCTGAGGCATATCCATCAGCACATGATGATCTGTACTTTGTGGTGGGATCAAATAACTATGGGCAGGCAGGTTTCAAATATGTCTTTGATGTTTACATCAATAGCACACTGGTGACCAGGATCAAACTATTCCCTGATCCAGCAACTACTAAAGGAATCTTTAATGCTGGCAGTGTGGTAAGAAGTTACCTGGCTGGCTATTTCAAACCGAATAGCACAACTACTGCATTTGCTTACACAGGCAATGATTTGTACATCAACTATGAGATCCGTTTTGGCGAGGATTATGGTGGCACTACATACACCAACCTGACATCAGGCAATTACAGAGCATTCAACTTTGTCAATCCAATATTCAGGGACTGGACTACATCATTCTACCAGCCAAAGATCAATACATTTCTAACAACCAGGGATCTGACCAAAGGTGAGGTGACCATGACTGAGAGGCTGTATGCAGGATTCATGAACACAGCTGCAACCACTACCAACCTGACATTGACAGTACAGAAATACACTGAGAGTGGTGCAAATGATGGATCATCATCAACAGGAAATAGTGTGGCATGCAGTGCATTTGTGCTGTTTGATCTGTCACCTGCTGCCATCAATGCATATCTGAGTGCATCATTTATCACAGCTGCCACATACCAGTATGGTGTCAAAGTAAACTATGGAGGCAATCAGTCATCTGAGTTCAGAGTGAAACTGGCATGCAATCCGAGATGGACACCAGTGTCAATGCATTTCTTAAATAAGCTGGGAGGATATGACACATTTGCATTCAGGATGGTAAATAGAAGGGAGGGAACTGTTGAGAAAAAAGCCTATGAGCAATTAGGATGGGGCTACAATGCAGGATCAATGACCAGGTATGATTCATTCAAAAGAATCAATGCAGGCAACAACACATTTGCTGTGAACAAAAGAATCAATGCAGGCAACAACACATTTGCTGTGAATGAGACTGTGCAATTTAAACTGACAAGTGACTACATAAACGAAACTGACTATTTATGGCTAAAGGATCTGATCACCAGCCCTGAGGTGTACTATGAGGATGGTGGCTACTACTATCCAGTGAGTATCAAAACAACCAACTGGGCAGAGAAAAAACGAATAGCAGACAAGATGTTCAACTTTGATTTGAGTGTTGAGTTTGCCCAAAAAATAAATAGTCAATACAGATGATAAATACTGAGATATATGTTGAGAATCAAAAACTGGATCTTACTAAAGACCTATCAACTGAGTTCACATATAACATTGATGACATTAAGGATTTTTCATCCAGGAATACAAATTTTTCAAAGACTATTGTCCTGCCTGGGAATGCCGTAAACAATAAGGTGTTTGGTCACATCTTTGAGTTTGGATCAGCAAATGAATTTGATCCTGCCCTGGCAAATGTGGGCTACAATTTCAATGCATCTAAAGCTGCAAACTGTATTGTGTTTGTAGACAAAGTGCAGGTGTTCAAAGGCATTTTGAGGATGCTAGAGATCATCCTGGACAATGGGACAATAGAATATGAGTGTGTTGTGTTCGGTGAACTAGGTGGCTTTGTGGCTGCACTAGGAAATGACAAGCTAGAGGATTTGGACTTTTCAGCATATGACCATGTGTGGAATATGACCAACATCACAGGATCATGGAATACAGTTCAGGGATCAGGTTACTACTATCCATTGATTGACTATGGCCAGGTATCAATAAGCAGAGCCAACAAACATGACTGGACTGTACAGGCTTTCAGGCCTGCACTGTATTTGAAAGAGTACATGGATAAGATTATCAATGGATCAGGCTACACCTATGAGGCTAGTTTTTTCAATTCAGCTGTGTTTAGAAGGTTGATCATCCCACAGAATGGAAAATTCCTAATCAAAAACACTACAAAGCTAGTGTCAGCTGACAGGAATGCTGCATACATCATCATGAATTTGCAGAACACTAGCACTGAGACTTTAAGTTTTGACAGCATATCACTTGCACAATTCACACAGACAAACAATTCAGCATTCACCTACACAGGTACAGCGGTGGCCAACACTAGCATAAAACTGAATTTGTATGGTGCATTGAATATAGGATTCTCAGGATTTGGCACAGCTTACACAACATTAAGATTTGACCTGTACAAAGGATCAACTGTCCTGGCTACAAAGTCATTCAACAATACTGTAGGTGCAGCACCATCACTGGCAATCCCATACCTATGGTATGATGAATTGAATGCAGTGATCAACCCAGGTGATGTGTTAAGGATTGAGGTCAATTACACAATGTCATTTGATCCCAGCCTGCAATTTTTATTTGGCAATGTTGAATCATATGGTGGCACTAGCCTAAAGATTGACAATTCAACCAGTGTCACAGTGCCTATTGAGTATGGTGATACCATCAGCATCAATGACAACATCCCTAAAGGGATATTTCAAAAGGACTTTTTTGCATCCATCATCAAGATGTTCAACATGTATGTGGTAGAAGATCCGATCAGATCAAAGCATTTGATCATCAAACCATACATTGAGTTCTATGATTTTGATGGCCAGTCACTACTAGCTGTAGATGACTTTAATAGTTTGCTAAAGGTTAATGACCTGGACAATCTATTGCTAGAGGATGGGGCTATCAAATACATTGATTGGACATATAAGGTGGACAGATCAAAGCCTATCAGGATCAAACCTATGAGTGAACTGAATGGCAGGTACTTTGAGTTTAAATACAAAAATGATGCTGACTACTACAATGAACAGTATCAAAAGAAATACAGCCAGGCCTATGGCACTAGGATTGAGGATAGTGGCTATGACTTTGCTAAAGAAAAGCAAACAGCGGAGGTCATCTTTGCACCTACACCACTGGTGGGCTACAATGGAGAGGATAAAGTTTTCAGCACCATTTTCAAACTGAATAACAATGTAGAAGATGTGACAGAGCATGTGATCAGAATCCTACAGGCTAAGAAGGTGACAGGTGTGACCAGCTATGCAGTTAAAAATGGTGGTACAACACTAGCGAATTTAACTACTTATGGATATGCTGGCCATCTAGATGATCCTGATGCACCACAGGCTGATTTGAATTTCAGTACACCTGGTGAACTGTATTTTGAATTGGTTACACCATACCCAACAGCAAACCTGTTCAATGCATATTGGAGTGAGTACATAGCAGAGATCACAGATAAAAACAGCAAACTATTGTCTGCATTTGTCTACCTGAAATTGAGAGACATCTACAGCCTGGACTTTGCAAAACTGATCTACATAGACGGTGCATTGTGGAGGCTGAACAGCATACAAGACTACAATCCTAAAGACATTGGAATCACGAAAGCAGAATTTTTAAAAGTGATTGAAACAACATACGAATAATGAGTACAGAGATAGTTGGTATAAAAATACAGGTAGGTGGCCAGGAAAAAGTCTTGTCATCAATGGGTGAGATCCGAAAGGAACTTAAACAGGCACAATTTGATGTACTTAAATTCTCAGAGCAATTTGGTGCTACATCTAAGGAGGCAGCTGATGCAGCCAAAAGAGTGGCACAGCTTAAAGATGCTGTGGGTGATGCAAAAGATTTAGTGGCAGCATTTAATCCTGATGCAAAGTTCAAAGCATTGGCAGGGGCAGTGCAGGGTGTAGCTGGTGGCTTTGCAGCAGTGCAGGGTGCATTGGGGCTGGTAGGATCTGAGAGTGAGAATGTACAAAAGACACTATTGAAGGTGCAATCTGCCCTGGCATTGTCAGAGGGATTGAACAGTGTGATGGCAGCAAAAGATGCGTTTGTCAATCTAGGCAGTGTGATCAAAAGCGGTGTGACCAGTGCATTCGGATCATTAAGATCTGCAATTATTTCAACAGGGATTGGTGCATTGGCCATTGGTGTAGGTTTACTGATAGCAAACTTTGATAAGGTTAAGGCAGCTGTCCTGAATTTATTTCCAGGGCTGGGCAAACTTTCATCATTTGTTGGTGGATTGATTCAGAGTGTGACTGACTTTGTAGGTGTGACATCACAGGCTGAGAGAGCATTGGCATCACTAGAGAAACAAACAAAGAAAGGCAATGAAGGCATTGAGGCCAGGATCAAGATACTGACTGCACAGGGTGGCAAAGAGAAAGAGATCTACCAGTTGAGCAAACAACAGGGTGAAAATGAATTGACATTCTTAAGAGAAAAGCTGAAAGAAAAAAAGACATTGTCAGATGAGGAATTAAAAAAATTCAGGGATCTCAAAGTTGGCCAACAGGTACTAGATGCCCAGGAAAAGAAAAGACTGGATGATGATGCAAAACAGGCAGCACAAAAAGGTGCAGAACAGGGAAAGGCAGCAGCTGAGAAAAGAAAGCAACAAAGTGCTGAAAGATTAGCAGCTGAGAAAGAGGCAGCTGAAAGGATCAACCAGTTGAATGGTGAGATAGCTGTTGCAGGCATTGAGAATGAATATGAGGCTAAAAAGAAAGCCATTCAGAATCAGCTGGACAAAGAGATCAAAGATGTCAATGACAATGAAAAGATCAAAGCAGAGACAAAGACAGCATTGATTGTTGCATTGACCAATAAAGCAAATGCAGAGGTTGCAGCTGTCAATAAAGATGCAGCTGATAAAGCAAAGGCAGAAAAAGAAAAAACAGATAAAGAGGATAAAGATGCATTGCTCAAAAAACAGGAAGATGACAGAAAGGTCAGACAAATAGGATTGCAGGATCAGATTGATACTATCAACAAAGAGAATGCAGCAATAGAAATGGACTTTGAGCAAGACCTGGAAAGGCTGGCAGAAAAGAGACAGATCCTGTATGATCAGGAATTGCTAGAACTAGAAAACACTGAACTGACAGAGGCACAGAAAACAGAAATCAAAAAGAAATATGCTGATGCCAGGGCAGAGGTGACAAGACAGGAAGTGGCTACAGAGGAGGCTGCACAAAAGGCAAAGATTGATTTAAACAACAGATACCTGGAACTAGCTGGTCAGTTTGGCGGTGTATTGCAACAGATAGCTGGAAAAAATAAGGCACTGGCCATTGCTGGTGTGGTAGTTGAACAGGCAGCATCAATTGGCAGAATCATATCAAATACAGGTGTGGCAAATGCCAAAGCAGTAGCAGCATCACCATTGACAGCAGGTCAGCCATTTGTGGCAATCAATAGCATTTCAGCAGGACTGAGTATTGCATCATCTGTGGCAGCTGGTTTAAAAGCTGTACAGCAGATCAATTCAGCACAGCCAGGTGGTGGCGGTGGGGCATCACCAGTGTCAGGTGGTGGGGCAGCTGCACCAGTAGCACCAACAGCACCAATTCAAAACACAGTGACACAGTTGGATCAGCAATCCATCAATCAGATGGGATCTGCAACAAACAGAGCCTATGTGGTAGAATCAGATGTGACCAATAAACAGGAAAGAATCACACGAATAAACAGGGCTGCAAGATTAGGATAAAAAACTATTTATAGACATGGACAAAAGATTTATGACAGAGGGTATGCTACCAGTTTACAAAATGGACATTGTTTCAGATGAAAACAGTGACCTGGAGGTGGACTATGTGGCACTAGTAGACAAACCAGCCATTGAAAAGAATTTCCTGGCTTTCAACGAACACGAGCAAAAAATGGCATTCGCTATCCAGGAGGATGAACAGATCATCACTGGGGCATTGATGCTGGCCGACAAACCTATCTATAGAAATGATGAGAATGGTGAATACTATGTGGTATTTGGGAAAGACACCATCAAAAAGATTGCACAAAAGTTTTTTACTAAAGGGTATCAGTCAAATGTGAATCTGATGCATGACAGTGGTCAAAGGCTAGATGGCCTGACCATGTTTGAATCATGGATCACAGATGAGAAAAGAGGGGTGAAAGCCATGAAAGGATTTGAGGATGTACCTGAGGGCAGCTGGTTTGGATCATTCAAAGTGAACAATCCTGATGTGTGGCAAATGGTCAAAGAGGGTAAAGTCAAAGGATTCTCAGTTGAGGGACTTTTCCAAATGAAACCCACAGAAAAGCAGGACATCAACCAGGTGGCTGAGAATATGTGGTCACAGATCCAGGACATTCTGAGCCAGGTGAAATAATTAAAAAACACTAAAAAGTGGCATGAAAGGGGTGGCTTTACAGTCATCCCTTTTTCTATGTGGTAACCAGTCACAAAGGATGCTATTTAGGTAAAAAGTATTTATGACACCATTAGAAGCTGTATTAAAAATCAAAGCAATGTTTGAACAGTCAGGGGCGAATTTCGCTGATCCTGTTCCTGCACCTGCTGCTGATCCTATGGCAGAGCCAGCCCCAGCGGTTGAGCCTACAGAGGGATCAAAAGAGTATGATTTGAAAGCTGGTGGAAAGGTTATGATTGACAAACTTGAAGTAGGTGGCAAAGTTACCATTGAGAGTGAAGTTGAGACAGAAATGCCTGCACCTGCTGGAGATCATGAATTAGTAGATGGCACAAAGATCACTGTTGATGAGTTAGGTATCATCACTGCTGTGACTGTAGCATCTGAGCCAGTTGTTGAGCCTGCACCAGCAGAGCCAACTGAGGCTGAATTGAAAATTGCTGCACTAGAGGCTGAACTAGCAACATTGAAAGCATCACATGCTGGATTTGAAACTAAGATGGCTGAAACAGATGCAAAGTTTTCAAAGGCTGTGAGTGACTTATCTGATGTGATTGTTGGTTTAATCAACACACCATCAGCTGCACCAACACAATCATCAAAAAATTCTTTCAATCAACATGCTGAATCTAAGGCTGAAAAAATCAACAGATTCTTAGAGATAGCAAAGAACATTAACAAGTAACAAATTTTAAAACAAATAAAAAACAAATATCATGGCATTTGATGTTTCAACCCTAGCAAACTACACCAAAGAGAATGAGAATCTTTTAGTAGTTTCATCTGTATTAGGTAGCAAAACTGCTGACCTTATCAAATCAAAAGGAAATGTTTTAGTAGAAGTTAAGTCAAGCGAGAAAATCGCAGTGATGGACACTGATGCATTTTTCTTAGACGGATCATCTTGCGGATTCACTGCAAGTGGTACAACTTCATTTACACAACGTCAATTGACTGTTGGTAAAATCAAAGTTAATGAGGCTTTATGTCCTATTGACTTAGAAAGAACTTACTTACAAAAGGCTTTACCAGCTGGCAGTCAGTATGATTCATTGGCTTTCGCTGATGCTTATTCTAACAGAAAAGCTGAAAAGATTGCTGCACAATTAGAAACTGGCATTTGGCAGGCCGATACGGCATCAGCCAACGGTAACCTAAACAAATTTGATGGCTTTATCAAATTGATAGCAGCTGCAAACACTGTAGTAGATGCAAACACAACTGCATACATTGCTACACAGGCAACTGCAATCACTGCTGCAAATGTTGTGGCTGTATTTGATGCAGTTTACAAAGCAATCCCTGCACAGGTTGTTGCTAAAGATGACATGACAATTTTCTGTGGTCAGGATGTTTTCCGCACTTACACAATTGCATTAAAGAATGCAAACATGTTCAACTACAGTTTTGATGGTAAGGCTGACAGCGAGTTTGTTCTACCTGGTACATCAATCAAAGTTGTTGCAGTTGCAGGCTTGAATAGCACAAACAAGATCTATGCAATGAGACTTTCAAACATGTTCTTAGGTACTGATCTTTTAGATGAGGAAACTAAATTCAGCATCAAATATGCTGAGGAGGCTGATCAAATTAGATTTGTAGCTAAATTCAAAATGGGTGTTCAATTCGCTTTCCCTGAGGAAATCGTAAAGTTCACTGTATAAATTTTACAGGGCAGGGATTAAGTTTCCTGCCCTATTTTAAAACTAATTAAATTTTAAAAATATGCCATGTGCTTTAACACAGGGATATACACTAGATTGTAAGGATAGCATAGGCGGTATCAAAGCCGTTTGGTTTATTGCTACTGGCAATGTCTCAGCAGTGACTGAGGTGTCAGGTGTAGTGACAGCTATCACAAAAGCAGCTGGTAAAGTATTCTATAAATATCAATTGGTAAAAAATAGCAGTTCATTAACTGAAAACGTAAACGCAAACGTACAAAACGGTACTGTGTTTTATGCTCAGGAATTGGCTATTGTTTTAAACAAAATGCAGGCAAACACTAGAAACGAAATTCTATTGTTAGCACAAAACAACTTAATGGCTGTGGCTGAGGATGCAAACGGCAAATACTGGTTATTAGGAAAGCAAAACGGTTTAGACCTTTCTGCTGGATCTAGTGCAACTGGTACTGCACAGGCAGACCGTAATGGCTACACATTAACATTCAGTGGTGGTGAGAAAGAACTAGCACCTGAGGTGACTAGCGGGATCATTGCTGGATTGACAGCTTAAGGCTTTCGTGGTTTTCAATAGTAGGTAGTCGGCCAGTCTCTATTCAGGGGCTGGCTTTTTTTTGTGGTAAAACACAGGATAAAAGCTATTTACTTATAATGATATACCTAGTAAAAGGACAGACAGGCACAGTGATCCTGACATTAAAGGAAAAGCAGACACTAGCTGCACCAAATTATTTGTTCTATTTCAAGCAAAGAACAAGCAATGATGTGGTGGCTTTTGTGCTGTTAAACAATGCTGACCTATCTGCACACAAAGACAGATACAATAAATTCAGCATCAATGCATCTACACACTTTGCCAATAAGTTGGCAGGTGAGTGGGAATATACTGTATACCAACAAACCAGCACTAGCAACCTAAATCCTACCCTGGCCACAGGCCTATTGGAGACAGGCATCATGAGGCTGGATGAATCTACCACATTTGAGTTTACTGAATACGAAACCACAAACACATTTAAAGTAAGAGAATGAAACTAACAGACAATATGTTCATGCTGACCTTTGCCGAGGCAAAGCAGCCTGAGTTCATGGAAAAGAGAGGGGTTGGCTACATAGAATTTGGCAGCAACAATGACTATCCTGGCTACCTTTTAGACATGTACAATAAGAGTGCAAAGCACAATGCTATTGTGAGAGGCAAAGTAAACTATATCACTGGCAATGGCTGGGCTACCAAAGAGGCAGATCCTGCTGCTGAGATGTTCATCAAAAAGGCAAATGACTATGAGAATCTAAATGATTTGACTAGAAAGGTGTCAATTGACATTGAGGTGTTTGGTGGTGCATACCTGGAGGTGATTTGGAGTGAGGTGGGTGGCATGCTTACAACGGTGAATCATATTGACTACACAAAGATCAGATCAAACAAAGACAATACATCTTTTTGGTACAAAAAGGACTGGAAAGATAGCAGAGAAAAATCAACTGAGATCCCTGCATTTAACACCCAGGTAAGACAGGGCAAACAGATCCTGTACATCAAAGAGTACAGACCAGGGATGGACACCTATGCACTACCTGGCTACATGGGTGCATTGAATTACATCCTGAGTGATGTTGAGGTTTCAAAGCATGTTTTGGGCAATGCTCAGACAGGGTTTTCTGCCAGTAAACTTATCACACTACCAAATGGTGAGCCTAGCAATGAGGAAAAAGGAAACATTGAAAAGCGTTTTGAAAAGCGTTTCACTGGTGCTGATGGCAAAAAGTTCATTTTAAACTTTGTTACTGGTGCAGACAGAAAGGCTATTGTTGAGGATCTAGGCACATCAGATCTGACTAAAGAAGATTTTGGCAGAGTAGATTCTATGATCCAGCAAAACATCTTTGCAGGTCATCAGATCACTACACCATCATTGTTTGGTATTGCAGAGCCTGGAAAGATGGGAACTAGAACTGAGATGAGAGATGGCTATGAGATCTTCAAATCAACATACTGCAATGACAAGCAACAATTTTTGGAAAGTGTGTTCAATATGTTGGCCAGGTTAAAAGGTGCAACACAGGACATGTACATCCAACCAGTTGAGCCAATAGGCTTTGAGTTCAGTGAACAGATCATTGCCCAGGTAGCACCTAAAGAGTGGATATTGGAAAAGATGGGAATTGATCCTACAAAATACGGTGTGCCAGCTGGTACAACAGAACAGGCTGCATCTGTTAATGAGCATTTAAAGGGGCTTAAAGGCAGGGAATGGCAGAACATGCAGAGAATCATCAGAGAGTTCACAAAGGGCAAAATTACCAGGGATCAGGCCATTGCAATGCTGAAAGGTGGGTATGCTTTATCTGATGATGAGATCAATACCTGGTTAGGATCTGATGAGGAAAGTGCATCATTCAGCAAACAGATGTTCAGTGATGATGATGTGATCAACGTATTTGCACAGTTTGGCGAAGATGCCAACAGCTATGCATTTTTAAAAAAAAAGAAAGTAGGCTTTAAGGCTGTAGAACTTTTGGGTGAGAATGAGGCATTGATGATGGAGTTCAAAGATGTTGTGCTAAATGAATTGGAAAAAAGTGTTGTGGATCTAATTACTAAAGATAAAAGGATCACAGCTGAGATCCTGGCCAATGTGACAAAGACTGACATCAAAGTGATCAATGATACTTTGGGCAGACTGGAGGCAGATGGTATTTTAAAAGCTAGAACAGTGGGCGGTGTGATTGAGAGATCACCATCAAGACCATTGAGCAAACTAGCACCAAATGAAAAAGCAAAGACCACAGGATTCCTAGTGAGATACAGCTATGAGTGGAAAAGTGAAGTGCCAACAAGTGAAAGAGATACCAGGGATCATCCATCCAGGGCATTTTGCAAAAAGCTGATGAGTTTGAATAAGCTGTACAGCAGGGCTGACATTGAACAGATCACAGCTAGACTAGGCTACAGCGTATTTGACAGAGGTGGTGGATGGTGGACACAGCCTGATGGCAACCACAGCCCTAGTTGCAGACACACATGGATGAGCAATATTGTAATAAAAAAAGACTAAAAAATGAGTAGGAATACACTTTTCATATCAGTAAAGACAATCAAAGAAAGAACAGGCCTGCATGCGAATGTGGATGAGAAACTGATCCTGCCTGAGATACTTACTGCACAGGACATGTACATATTGCCAGCACTAGGCACTGGACTTTACAACAGATTACAGGCTGGCATTGAGGCCAACAACCTGACAGCTGATGAATCTGATCTACTAGACACCTACATCACAAACTGCCTGGTGTACTATGTGATGAGTGAGTTGCCAATGGGACTGTCATATCAGTTCTACAATAAAGGTGTGGTGAGAAAAAGCAGTGACAATACTGAACTGCCATCTGCACAGGACATGATTGATGTGGCCAACAGGTACAGATCCAGGGCTGAATTTTACGGCCAAAGACTGGTGAAGTATTTAAAACAGGTGGCAACTACTGTCAAATTTCCTTTATACAACAGCCCAGGGATAGGTGTAGACATCATCAAACCTGAGAGAGATTCATACACAACCACTATTTGGTTAGGTGATGACTACTGCTGTAAAGATCCAAAGAATCTAGACAACTGGCTTAAAGACACAAACCAATGCTGTGATGGCGAATAAAACATATTCAAAAAAGAATCAGGAGAAATTGAAAATCTACCTGGAGAAAAAACAAAAAAATGGCAGCAAGAACATTGACACTAAATCAGGTAGTACAACAAATCAAAGCAATAGCAGAGGCACACGATCAAATTAATACGGTGTATTATGGTGACTTTGATGAGTTTCTAGGTGAGAGTGCAGACAATGTATATCCTGCCATGTACTTTGATTCAACGAATGCTAGTATCAGCACCAGGACACTACAGCTGAATTTCAGCCTGTATTTTTTTGATAGGATGCTACCTGAAAAGACAAATGAGACAGAGGCTGTGAGTGATCAGCTAAGTATTGCCCAGGACATCCTGGCACAGCTGCTGTATGAGGAATTTGAATTTGAGATGCAGGACAATGTGTCTTTGACATTTATCACAGAGGACACACCTGACAATTTAGTGGCTGTAAAGGCTGACATCAGTCTGCAATTACCTTTCACAGCTGACAGATGTGTGATCCCGACACAGTACCAATATCCTACTTAATTCTATTTATAAGCATGGCAAATAAGAAAATATCAGAATTAGAATCCAGGGCATCCCTTAGTCTCAGTGACCTGATGGCGGTGGGTGATCCTAGCACTGGTTATTTATATAAGACTACTATCAGTGACCTAAAGACTTTGACAGGTGCAGGTGTGGTTTCTTTCAATGGCAGATTTGGGACAGTGAATCCAGCGGAGGGTGACTACACATTGACACAATTGGGTGATGTGATCATCACATCTGCTGCAAATAATGATGTGTTAAAATACAACGGATCAAACTGGGTGAACACACAGCTGTACACTGGGACTGTTGCACAGTACATTGATGGGACAGGTGCATATCAAACTTTCCCTACTTTATTGTCATCTGACAGATTGGTGACCAATGTAAGAAATACATCAGGTGCAACAATCACAAAGGGTACTGTTGTTTATTTGAATGGATCTAGTGGGACATTGCCAACAATTGCAAAGGCACAGGCAAATGCTGAATCTACATCAACAGGTACATATGGAGTGGTGCAGGATAACATTGCCAACAATGCAAATGGATATGTTGTTGTAATCGGTAATTTGACAGCACTGGACACATCTGCATTCAATGCAGGTGATATTCTATGGCTTTCACCAACAGTGGCAGGTGGTTACACTACCACAAAGCCAGTTGCACCAAATCATGCAGTGTATGTTGGGATAGTAACCAGGAGTAGCAATACACAGGGAACTATTGAGGTAAAGATACAAAACGGATATGAACTTGATGAACTGCACAATGTATTGATCACATCAGTGGCAAACAATGATGTATTAGTATATGAGACAGCATCAAGTCTTTGGAAAAATAAAGCATTTAGCACTTTGTCTACTGACACACTTGACAGTGTTACAGGCAGAGGCAACACAACGGCCAACAGCATCACTGTAGGATCTGTGAGTGCAGCAGGCTTGTCAAACTTACTGGGACAAATCAGGACTTTTGCCACTACTGGAAACACCTACATAGGTGCAACACCAGGATCTGCAACTGATGCAGGGTACAAGCTGGATGTGAATGGCACTATCAGATCAACAGGTGCATTTTATGGCACACAGCTTTTGACAGGATCACATTCTTTCAGAGATCAGATGTACATCACTGCAACAACTGATGGATGGACAAAACAGAATGCATACAATGCTGCATCTGCTTTTGCTTTGGGATTTGTTGGTGATTTAAGGTTTGCACCTAGTGCAGCCATAAAAGCAGTGTTTTCATTCAATGGATCATACAGCAACAATGGCACAATATATCATGGTGATTCATCACTGATCAAAATATTCACTGGTGATGCAATGGGCAACACTATTGGTGCAACAAACATCAATGGCTATGGTATCAACTTGATGCCTACATTAAACTATACAACAGGCACATCAAATTTTACAGGGATCTACTACAATCCTACATTGACAGCTACCACTGGACTGACACACTATGCAATGAATTTAGTGGCTGGTTTGGTGAGGATGGGTACACTTGCAGGCACAGGATCTAGAATGGTGGTTGCTGATTCAGCAGGCAATTTGTCTACACAGGCAATCCCTGATTTGACTGGCTATGTTACACTAGACAGTTTTCAAACTATCACTGCAAGTAAGACATTTTCAGTAGGATTCTCACTTGCATCAGCAGGTGGATCAAATCAACTTACTTCTTTTGCAAATGCAAATAGTATACATAGCGGATCAGCAGGATCAAATATTTTTGGGTTTAATAATTCAAACAATATTTACTTTGGTAAAGGCTTATCAAATGGTGGTGTGATTGCCTGGAATAATTCAGTAGTAAGATCATACACTTTGCCAAATGCTGATGGTACACTTGCATTGACCAGCGACATCCCATCTGTGGCAGGTGTTTACTTACCATTAAGTGGTGGGACATTGACTGGTGCATTGAATGGTACGAGTGCAACATTTAGTGGTGATGTACAGGGGGCAAATGGTTATTTTTCTACAAAAGTTGGAATAGGTACAAATAACTATGTAGCAAGATTAAATGTACAAACAACAGATATAAGAATTGAATTTGATCAAATAAATAGCACAACTGGATATTTAGAAGTATTAAACCCAAGTAGAAGTGTCACTAATTATTTCTCTATTTATAATAGAGGATTTAATGTTTTTACAAGAGGTGGAGGGAATGGTAGTTATGTCCAATCATTTACTATAGCAGACAATGGTGCTGCCACATTTAGTTCATCTGTAACAGCTGGTGGTACTTTATCAGTAGCGAGTACATCATATTTTGGATCAGATATGTTTACTTATGCAAATGGAGGTATATTTTTTAATGGTGGTGGAAACTATGGAACTGGTGTTTTACAAAATAGTGATGGCAGTTTAAATTTACAAGCAGGTGGTACTATAAAAGTAAAAATCACATCAGGTGGTGATGTTGGTATTGGTGGGACACCAACTGCTGGACAAAGATTAAATGTATTTAATACAACTGATTTTGATATAAAATTAAGAAAACTTGCTAACGGTGGAACAGTAGGTATTTTGTTTGAAACCGCAAATGACTTTAGTGGCACATCACAAGCATATATAAAAGCTATTGGATCGGGTAATAGTGGTTTATCAAACTTGATATTTGGTACATCAAGTGCTGTTGGAAATACATCTGCTAGCGAGATGATGCGTATATCTTCAAATGGCAATGTTGGGATCAATACTACAAACCCGATATTTAGACTTGATGTGAATGGTAATGCTAGATTTATTGGAGGAATAGAAACTACAAATGCAACAAGGATATTTAGTTCAGGTAATGATATAGGGTTGCAACTAGATGTATCTGATGGATCTTACGGTGCATTAATACAAGCCACTAATGCTGCAAATAGTTCAGGTAAAAATCTAATATTAAATAGATATGGTGGAAATGTAGGCGTATACACCACAAGTCCTAGTGCAACGCTTCATGTTAATGGAGATTTTAAAACAGCAGCCCCAACTGGAGGCACTGCACAGAGCTGGAAACTAGGTGAAGATACTGGCACACTATATACTGCAACTAGAACTATTAAAGTGGAAATAGCAGGCAGCATCTACTATTTGCTTGCAGTAAAATCAAGTGACTTATAAAAACAAATAACATGGCAATACAATACAAATGGGTGATCAGTGCAATGGACACTGCACCACAGGATGGGGAACTTTTAGATGTAGTGAAAACAGTACACTGGAGATATGCAGGCACAGATGGTGACATCTATGCTGACACATACGGTGCAATGGCATGTGCTACACCATCAGAAACAGACTTCACAGCCTATCCTGACTTGACAGAGGATCAGGTGATCAGCTGGCTAGAGGCAGGCCTGGATGTTGAGGCTGAGAAAGCAAATGTGGCAAGTAAGATTGCAAACATTAAGAATCCGCCAATAGTGAATCTACCACTACCCTGGGCAGAGCCTACACCTAGCGAGCCAGTGACAGAATAAAACTTTCACCAGGTGTGTGATGATGCACACCAAAAATAAAACGGAATGACAAAGACAATCAGTGCAGTCAGCACCTGGATCAATGGTGCAGCTGCAACAGCTACAAAGCTGTTTTTGAAATGTATTGATGATGACCTGGACACAGAGGCAATGTACTACTATGAACTAAGGACATCAGCAGATGTGAAGGTTGCCCAGGGCAATCTGACAATGTCAGGATCTGACTACACATCCAGGACAGGAAACACATACACCTGAAACTGGGCAGCTGATGAACTGGCACTGACACTGACCTGATAAAAAATGGCTTAAAAGCTATATATAAAAAAACACGAAAGCATGAAATTAAAACTACATGAAGTGGTTGCACTTCACTATGAATTGAACGGAATCACAAAGCAAAAAGCAGACGGATCAAATGAGATCATCAGTCATGGTTTGTTGAAACAAAAGACAAACATGAAAACAAAGCTGTATTTACAAAGGCTGAATGCCATTGTAGGTGATGAGTTCAAACTGTATTCTGAGGCTGAGATGGAACTATTCAAAAAGTACGGTGAGGAAAAAGACGGTCAAATCACTGTAGGAAAAGAAAAGTGGCCTGAGTTAGTTAAGGAAAAAGAGGATTTATTGACAGCTGAAAAGGAAATTGATGTTGTGAATTTGTGGTCAGGTGAGATCACCATTGACACGATTGGCAGCATTGAGACTGATGAGATCTATCCAGTATTTTTAAAATTGATTGATAGTAAGTAAACATGACAAGTATTGCCGTTTTTTTAGCAGGCCAGGCCATAGCCATCATCATTGGATTGATAGGCATCTATGTAAAAGTTAGTTTGAAATTAAAAGAACTAGAGGTCAGGGTGAGCATGGTTGAAAAGAATGAGGACAGCATTGCTAAAAAGCTGGACAATATAATTGAGACTATCAACAAGCTGGCAATATCCATGCAAAACAAACAAGACAGAGAATGAGGTTGATCATATTGGCAATGCTGTTCACATCATGTTCATTGGTGCAAAAAGCTACCAATAAGCAAATCAAAGACAGTTCAGCTGTGGTGATGGATCAGTCAAGTCAGTTTGTAAAGTCAGACAGTACAGCAAACACATCTACAAAAGAAATAGAAACTACAGACCTGGTGGTGGTGTTAAAAGACACTGCCACTGGGTATTTTAGTTTAAAAGGGGACAGCATCCACATACCTGCCCAGGCTATCAAAGAGATCCGCTATAAACGAAATAAACGAAAGGACAAACAGGAATCAACCAACATCAGCAAAGATGTGGCCATCCTGAATGACAAAAAGCAATCTGTCACAGTATCTGAAAAGAAAGTGACAAAGACTGTAGAAAAGAAAAAAGTCAGCTGGCTTTGGATTATTGTCATAATAGCTGGCCTGGTGCTATATATATCCAGGAAACGGATATATGAAATTCTTAAAAAATTTACTATCGGATGATGGGCTGGTGAGTAGCAAGCGGTTTGCTGGCATCACTGCTTTCATTAATGCAATTGTGATGGGTTACCTACCCAACACAAAGCAGTTTGTATTTGAGGGATTCCTATTGTATTCAGCTGCTGTATTTGGAGTGACTGCATTTGAAAAATTTAAAAAAGATGAAAGACCAAAAGACACTGGAGAGGATTCAGCTACTGCACCCAAAATTGAGGGATGAGGCTGTTGAACTTTATGATGAGATAGTGGCATCACTGACAGGTAGTGCCATTTGCCGTTTTGCCTACACTTTAAGGACTTTTGCTGAACAGGATGCACTATTTGCCCAGGGCAGATCAAAGCCTGGTAAAGTGGTCACAAATGCGAAAGGTGGCCAGTCATATCACAACTATGGCCTGGCCATTGATATTGTGCTGATCCTGGACAAAGACAAAAATGGAACTTTTGAAACTGCCAGCTGGGATCTGAAAACAGACTTTGATGGTGATGGCAAAGCAGACTGGATGGAGGTGGTGCAGATATTTAAAAGATTCGGATTTGAGTGGGGCGGTGACTGGAAATTTGTTGATGCACCACATTTTCAAAAATCATTCGGGAAATCTATATATGAATTGAAAGCATTGCATGCTGCTGGTAAAGTAGACAAAAATGGCTTTGTACTAATTTAAAAACGGAGGGCAAACCACACAGACTAACTATTGAAAAACAACAGACCGAGATTGTCAGAAAAGGAATATAACTGGTGGCAGTTAAAGAAACTTACTGATAAAAAAATCTATTCAGTTTTACTAAAGTCAGATGAGCATGGATGGCTGACTGACTTGAATGTGCAGAGATGCATCAATAAAGTGCTACAGTCAAATGAGTTTGATGAGGTGGCAATGCTGGGTGATCTGATGGATCTGCCCTATGTTTCAAGACACGAAAAGAAACTATTTGATGATGGCATCCTGGCTGGCTACAGCGAAATAAAAGAGGTTGAATACACCAAAGAACAGATCCTGAAACCTTTAAGATTGTCCACTGATGCAAAGATCAGATTTATCCCAGGCAATCATGATGAGAGGATCACAAAGCCACACATGAACAGCAAAAGCCAATTGGCTAGACTAGCTGTTTTATTCAAAGAATACAAATCAACAGAACTGCAAAACATCCTGTCATTTGCTGAATACGGCATTGAGTGGGATGGTAAGGATTTTATCAACTGGTTTGACATCTTCACAGGCGTTCATGGATTGAGCCTGGCAAAGAATGCAGGTGAGAAAAACATCTATGAATACATGGGCAGTGGTGCATCAGGCCACAGCCACAGACTAAACTACAAACCCATCACAAACAGGAACAATCCCTATGCATGGATGGAAATTGGATGTGGCAGGGTAAGGACTGAGGTTGAATATTTCCCTACAGGAAAGATTCCTGACTGGCAGCATGGATTTGCCACAGTGCATTTCTACACAGTAAACAAAGACATTTTCTTTTTTGCACAGACACACCAGGTGGTTGATGGGATGTGTATGTACAATGGGGTGGTATATAACGGAAATAAAATTGACTAACATGAAAGCATCACAGATCCAGGTGGGAGGTGGACACTATACAAAATATAAGATCCAGCCTACTGAGTTCATTCATAAAAACAAAGTGCCATTCATTGAAGGCAATATCATCAAGTATGTCATGAGACATAAAGAAAAGAATGGAGTTGAGGATCTGAAAAAAGCCAAACACTACATTGATTTACTAATACAATTTGAGTATGAAAATGCCTAAAGGATTTAATAAAATGCCAGCAATGGATCAGGAATCCTGGCTGGTGCAAAAACTACAGGATGTGCATTCTGTTGAAACCCAGCTGAAAAAATTACTGGCAGCTGTCAGAGGTGGCCAGCGTGTGAACATCCCTGAGATTGACAGACCTGATGAGGCAATTTTAAAAGAGCAATAACTATGGACTTTGTAGAACATGTGAAAAACACTTGCAAGACATTCAATGTCCAGTGCAAACTAAAGAACACAAAGTATCTGAAACTGGATGCAACAAACAGATGTTCAGGGTACTTTGATGAATCTGTGCCAGTGTTGGCATGTGCTATGAACAGACCTGATTCCTTTGAGATCCTGGTGCATGAATTTGCCCATTTCACACAATGGGCTGAACAATGTCCTGCCTGGACAAATGCCATGAATGCAGGGGCATATGACAGATTCAATGCTATGCTAGAGGGTAAGAAGGTCAGAAACCTGTCACACTATCTAGGACTGTGCAGGGATCTAGAACTGGACAATGAGATCAGATCAGTATCACTGATCAACAAATTCAAACTGCCTATAGACAAAAAGCAATACATCAAAAAGGCAAACACATACATATATTTCTACAATTGGATGATGATCAGCAAAAAATGGTGCAAGTCAAACAACAGCCCATACAACAACAAAAGACTGATGGAGGTGATGCCCAGTCATTTTAAAAATGACTACACTGTGCTACCTAGTCATATAGAACAGATATTCAGAGAGGAAAAAATTTAGTTGTTTTCATAGATTCGGTTAAATACGGCCTGCCATTTTAATGGTGGGCTTTTTTTCGTGTATTGGTTACAGTTAAAAATAAATTTGGTAGTATAACATAGTTTACTATCTTTGTGTTCTAAACCTACAAACTATGAAAAACAAAACCATCCAGGCAATCATTGCCGTATCTGCTGCATTTTATCTGCTTTCTTTACTACAAGATCCATTCTGCAAATAGTCAGCCATGAAAACACCAATGCAGGAAATGATAGAGGATTTAAAAGAAACTAGAGAATTATGTAATAAAGCTGGACTTTATGAATCTGTTGCAACTTTAGATGACATTATAGAAAGATCAACAATAAAGTTATACAATGAAAAGTTAATGATCTATAATACATATGAAGATTGCAAATCCAATGTATTAAGAATGATTATGGAGAAAGCAAAGATGCCCAGCATGATTGACTACTACAAACAAACCTTTAACAAAAACCAATAACCTATGGCCGAATTTATCAGGCTGGCAGAGATGCCTAAAGGCAAAACCAGCAAAACGCTATCCATAGCGGAAAAGGAATACATTGATCAGAACTATAAGTATGAGCCAGTGCAAAGGATGTCACAGATCCTGGGCATCACCTACACAGATGTTGATGTCTATTGCAGGGTGAAAGGATATGAGCCATCAAAAAAAGTAAGATCAAAGCCTAAAAAGTTGCCAAAAAGTGAGACATTTGATGTTGATTCCTATAAGACATGCACAATATGACTAGAGATAAATTTTTTAAGATAGTACCTGCAAAGCAGTTTTTCACCAGGTATTGCACTGGGATCACAAACTATTACCACAAACTGAGGGGCTTTGATGGAAACAAACAGCCCATTGATTTTAGTGATCAGGAAAAAAAGCAAATGCAAAAGTGTGCAGCAAAGCTGGGCAAAGACCTGGCAAATGTCAAATTTTGATCAGATGTTTGTCTGTACGTTTTACCCATGCATCTAAGATATTGAATGCCAAAGACATAGCAAATCCCACCAGCTCCACAGAAAGCAAAAACTAAGCCACTGAATTTCAGTGGTTTTTTTATGTCCAGCCTGCATTCCAGCCACTGGACTGCATTTGCAGGGTATGCTATTTTTATCTATTTTTATCCTTTATTAGTTCATTTGTTTGTCCTTTTGTTTTACCCATTGTTTTACCCACTATGCAAAAGTTCACCATCAGGCCAGTTGTGCTATCACACAAAGCAAACAGTAAAGGGATCACATCCATAAAGATTGCAGTCACAGTAGACAGGAAAGTGACATACATAAACACATCACACAGGATTCACCTGGATCAATGGGATGGGGAAAATAAAGCTGTTTACAAGCATGAAAATGCAAAGCTGATCAATGTGTCCATCAGGCGAAAGATTGCCGAAATTGAAAGGGATCTAATCAACAACAGCATCCAGGGTGTGCAGCTGTCAAAGAGGATTATCAAAGGCCAGGTGACAGTGGCCAGGTCATTCAAGCAATATGCAAAAGAGGTCAAATGGGATCAGACAAAATTGAACAGGATCATAGACTATGGAGGTGAGCAATTATTGATCAGTGATGTGACAGTTGAATGGCTGAGAAAGTTTGAAACCTGGTGCAGAAAAAAGCCACTGGCACAAAACACAATACACACAACCATCAAATATGTCAGCAGGATCATCACACAGGCCAGGAAAGAAAAGATCATTCATGATGATCCATTTGATCAATACATCAAACCAAAGTACCAGCAGACAGATAGGCTGTACCTGGTAGATCATGAATTGAAATTGATGGTGGATCTGCTGGACAAACCTATGAGCAAATCAATGCATGCAACACTGTCCTATTTTTTACTAGGGTGCTACACTGGACTGAGGCATTCAGACTGGGGCAGATTCAGCATGAGCAATGTTGAGGATGGACATGTAAAGCTGAGAGCATTGAAAAACAAAACACATGTGGTGCTGCCTATAGGCAAAACACTTTCAAAGATTCTTAAACATATTGAGAATAATTTAAAACCACTGAGCAATCAGAAATGCAATGTCATGTTAAAAAGCCTGGCATCTATGGCTGGCATTGACAAAGAGATCAGCACACACAGTGGCAGGCATTCATTTGGGTACATGTGTGCAGCCAATGGATTGCCTGAAAGCACCACAGCAGCACTACTGGGTGTGAATGCCAATACTGTGAAAGTTTACTACCATCTGACAGGGGATAAAATTAAACACCAGGCATCAGCTTTGATGCATGTTTAAACATGAAATAATTTAGAACAATAAGCGTTTGGGGCAGTATTAATTTTTTGCCCTATGAAAAGTGAGAAACGGAAAACCAAAAAAACTATCCCTGTTTTAATTCGTGTAAGATCTTTGCTAGATTATGCTGCAAAAGTTTCTCAGCCATCAGCTGAACATCCGTCACAGAACGGTTTGAAACAGCAGCCAAAGTCTCAATCATCAACTGCCGATTAGTTTGTATTTCAGCCTGTATTTGCAGAACTGTCTCAGTGATCAATTGCATGGCATCAGGTTTTTCAATAGTTTCCTGCATGCCCCCAGCTGCAAAGTCTTTCAGCTTTATTGCAAAGGCCTTTTCAAAATTTTTTTCAAATTCTGATGAGGCTTTTGCATTTCCACTAAGGTAACTGCTGACAGTGGCCTTATTGTAGCCCATTTTATCTGCAATGTCTTTGTCCTTTGTGATGATCCCTTTCCCGTATAAATACTGCACAGCTTTATTCAAAAGTTCATTCTGATGCATAGTATTAAATTTTGCATACTATGTTTGGAAATAACCAAACAAAGTTTAAATTTGAGCATGATTTGCCACAATATACTAACAATATTTAGTTTTTGTTAGCTTTTTTCAACTTTATTCTATGACTACAGAGCAACTAAAAGAAATCAAAAGATTCAATGACAACATTGAGTGGCTGAAAAACAGCCAGGCAGTGCCAGTGACCAGTGATCTGATCACTATGAAAGAGGCCATGAGTTTAATCAACAGACAGCGGACATGGATTCAGGTCAGGATGGTCAAAGACTTAGATCCTGGACATGATGCAAACAGTCACCTGGTCAGAGATGTAGACTGGATCAGGGAGGGCAACAGAGTGATGTTTAAAAGGGACAGCATCCTTAGATTGAAAAATGAGGTGCTGACAGCAATTGGCAACAAATATGACAATATATGATGTACTTAATTTTTATGGCAGGTGTACTGTTTGGATTCTTTGTGACCGCACTACTTTCAGCAGGAAAAGATGACTGAAAAACCATCAATGGGCAGATGTGATGTCTGCCCTTTTTTTAAACATTTCAAAAAAAAGTTTGGAAATAGTTTGGTAGTATAAAATGTTTTACTATTTTAGCAGTGTCATTTAACCGACACAACTATGAAAACACTTTTTGAAATCATTGATTTTATTACAGACAGGAATATAAATTCTTTGACTGTAGAATTGGAAAACAACACATGTGAAATCCCATTGTCCAAATTTGAGGCCTGGCTGGAAAGGACAGACAGACTGAACTGGGTGCATGACTGGTCAGATCACACTGGTGAACATTGCCAGGAATCAGGCACATACACACTGGATCAGTATTGGGACATGTCACAGCAGTACATTGCCCATGACATCTACACCTACATTCTCATTCACTTTGTAGATCCATTCAAAGACATCAAAAATTCAATCACCAAAATCACAGCTGAGTATGCTAGAAACTAAACTACCTACCTGGTGTGACCTAGTGCCACAGGAAAGACATCAACTGCTGGGTGAACTGATTGATGCCATGATCTACAGCCCAGTGGCTGTGATGACCATCCAGGATGTGGTCAAATGCTTTAAGACAGCTGGATATGTAAAAAGCACAATACTACCAATAAACACAATCATAAATGAAAACAACTAAAGCAATGACACAAAACAACATTTACATGGCCATCAATGCAATCATGCAGGAAATTGAGGCCATTGGTAAAAACAAAAAGAATCAAGCACAGGGCTATTCATTCAGAGGCATTGATGACATGTACAATGCTTTGCAGCCACTGTTCAAAAAAAATGCAGTATTCATCACCAGCAATGTCCTGGAATCTAAGAGAGAGGAAAGGCAGACAGCAAAAGGTGGTGTGCTAATCTACACCATTGCCAAATGCCAGTTTAAATTTTTCACCACTGATGGATCATTCATTGAATCTGTCCTGGAGGGTGAGGCTATGGACAGCGGTGACAAGTCTACAAACAAAGCCATGTCCACTGCATTGAAATATGCATTGATGCAAATGTTTCTGATCCCTACAGAGGAAAAGCTGGACACAGAGTATGAGACACATGAGGTCAAACCAAAGGCAGAGCCACAGCCATCTGAGGTTGATCTGTTGGCCAGGAAAACATACACCACACCTGATGACCTGTTGATGGTACTGGACAGCTGTGAGAGCATAGGACAGCTGAACACATTGTATCATGTCAATGCAAAGCTGGTAGAGGATAACAAACTTAAATCACACTTTACAACTAAAAAAGATGCAATTAGAAAAAATTAATCTTGATGACATTAAGGTAGGGGAAATTGCCCCTACCAAATTTGGCCTGGATCTGATGGCTGAGGCCATTGCAGAACAGGTGAAAGATGGCTACATCAATCCACTGGATGCTGTGATCAGACTGAATGCAATGGAGACATTGACAAAGATGGTCAAAGAGAAAATCAGCAGTGATGTGATGGATGAACTGGGCAAACATCCAAAGATGAAAGCTGAGATCAATGGTGTGCAGGTGTCAGAGATGACCAGCATCAAATATGACTACAGCCATCTACCTGGGTGGTCAGAACTGGATCAGCAAATTGCTGAACTAAAGGAAAAACAGAAAGCCATTGAGGATCATGAAAGGACATATCACAAAGGTGATTTGCCGATCAAGACCAGCACATCAACATTCAAAATTCAAATCCCTAAATAAAACAAACATGAGCAAATTGCTAACAGGCAGCATCTGCCTATCAGACATCCCAAAGGACAAAATTTGGGAGGCAAAATCAGGTAAAAAGTATCTAAACATCAACGTATGGTTGAATGATGAGCCTGATCAGTACAACAACAATGGCAGCATCCAGGTTGGACAAACCAAAGAGGAAAGAGAGGCCAAAGAGAAAAAAACGTATGTGGGCAACCTGAAATTTGTTGAGGCAAAGCAACAGACAGAGAGTGCAAATGTACCAGTGAAAAAGTCTGCACCAGCTGCACCTGTTGAGGATGCAGTGATTGTAGATGATGACCTGCCATTTTAATCAATTAGCCCAGCATATTACAGTGCTGGGCTTTACTTTTTAAACTATGAAAAGACTAAAAGACAAAGAGGTCAGGGGTGTCATTTGCCTGTATAAAAATGACAGGATGATAAGGGATCAGAAATTTTTTAAAAGATATGAAATGAAACAATACATGAAACAGTTTAAAGAAATCTGTGACCATTCAAAACCAAATCTTTATTATATCACCATCCTATTAGACATGTAATATGTATGACTACCAAACCAGCCTGCCTGCATTCCAGGAGGCACAGAAAAACATTAACAAAAAGCAACAGACTGTCCTGGAGGCCATCACTGAACTAGGCACATGCTGTGACCATCAGATTGCAGAACACCTGGCCTGGCCGATCAACAGAGTAACACCCAGGAGAGGTGAACTGATTGAGGCTGGCAGGATTCAGTTTGCATTCAGAGGAAAGGACTTTGAGACTGGCAGGACTGTAAACTTTTGGAGGCCTATTTTTTTGGGCTGACATCAAAACTTTGTTTGGTAGTTTCAAAACTTTAAAACATATTTACAAAGTTAAGGTCAGAATATAGTGGATGATATTCTGAGTTTATTGGTTAGTATCTAACCTGCCCCTTTGTAATCCACTACACTGGGGCTTTTTTTTTAACCTATGGCAAAAGATCCAGCATTCCTATTTTATTCCAGTGACTTCATCACAGGCGTGGCTTTCATGTCTGATGAGCAAGTTGGAAAGTATATCAGACTGTTATGTATGCAGCACCTACATGGCAGGCTAAGTGAGAAACATATGTTGCACATATGTAAAACATATGATGCCGACATTTTCGCAAAATTCAAAAAAGATGACAATGGTTTGTACTTCAACCAAAGAGTAGAAGATGAGATCAACAAGCGGAGAAACTTCACTGATAGCCGAAAAGCTAACAGAATTAGTAAAAAAACAATCATATCATCTACATATGAAAAACATATGTCACCACATATGGAAAATGAAAATGAAAATGAAAATGAAAATGAAAATAAAGATGAAAGTAAAAATGGAAAAAAAGCAAAACCAAAAATTGAAATCACAATACCCTGGACATCTGCAAAATTCATAGACTATTGGGAAACCTGGAAAGACTACAAATCCCAGGATCACAAATTCAAATTCAAGTCAGCTGGATCTGAGCAAGCCAGTTTGAATGAACTGGTGAAACTATCAGATGGACATGAGGATGTTGCCATCAAGATCATCATGCAATCAATGGCAAAAGGATGGAAAGGATTTTTTGAATTAAAAACTGAAAACAATGGAACTGCAAAAACAAACCAGGCAAGATCTAGCCATATCACAGACCAACAACTACACGAGGCATTTGCTAAACGCTTTGGCAGTAGGTAGCACAGGACAGGTATTCAATGAAATGTGCAGGTGGAAAGAAAAGGGAGAGCCATTGCCAATGATGGTCATCCAACAGATCCCAGTCAAAGACAGATTGCCTGGGCTGGTGAATACATACGGCATGGATAAAGTATCTGCCATCCTAGCCAAAGCCATCAATAAGGCTTTATCAAATTTCAACCTGAGGGTAGGTATGAATGCAGACCAGGTGATGGAACTGTCATTGCAGCTGATTGATTCAGCCAATGAGGATCAGCTGGCATTTGAGGATGTCATGCTTTTCCTAGATGGTATGGTCAAAGCTAAGTATGGCAAAGTGTATGACCGTATGGACATACCTACATTTTTTGAGATGCTAGAAAATTACAGGGATGAAAGGCACAGGCAGTATGTAAGATTTAAAGATGAACAGAATGCACAATTCAAATCCAGTGGTGATCAAAACAGATCCAGTGATGATGTGACCAGTGAAAAAGATCAGTTCAGAAATGCCATGAAAAACTACATGCAGGAATCAGCTAAAAAAAGTTAGTAAAATATTTTGTACTATCAGAACATAGAAACATATTTGAAACATCCTATGAAAGAATTGACAGTATCACAAATCACAAACACTGCCATGAAGATCCTGGAAACCAGGATGTGTTTTGTATGGAGGCAAAACAACCTAGCTGTGAGAGGCCGAACATTCACTGGCCTGAAAGGTGTACCTGACATCATAGGATTCCACAAATTTACTGGTGTGGCTGTATACTGTGAGGTCAAAACAATCAATGACAGGATGAGCCAGGATCAAATCAATTTCATGAATAGAGCAAAAACATCAGGATGCCAATGCCTGATAGCAACAGAGGAAAATGGAATGGTGTGCATCAAAGAATGGACAAACCCAACCCTATGAAAAAAGATACTATCATCACACAGATGTACCAGGATAAGGACATCAACCAGGCCATCAGTAAAATGCAGCCTGTAGAATTACAGGATGATTTGAGACAGGAAATATTCCTGGTGCTGTGTGAGATGGATTCTGAAAGACTGTGTGGCATGTGGACAAGCGGATATTTAAAATACTTCATAGTCAGGACAATGCTAAACATGGCAAAGAGTGACAGATCCACATTTTTCAACATGTTCAGGAAATCATTTGGTGAGTATTGTGACAACTATGAAAGGGCAGATGACCAGTCAGATGTGCATGAGGTGATGGATGGTAAGCTGAAAAAGTCAATGGGTGAGTTGCACTGGTATGAGAAAAACATCTTTGAAAACTATGCAGAGAATGGCAAAAACATTTTAAAACTAAGCAGAGACACACAAATTCCCTACAGATCCCTATTTAAAACTGTAACGAAGGTTAAAAAGAAACTTTCAAAAGCACTTAGAAAAGAGGATATGACACAGCAAAAACTGATAGGGAACTTTATTCATGCTGGCCTGGAGGTCACCATTGACATCAATAAAGACACAGACATGGACACATTGATTGACATCATTGATGAGGTGAATGAATTTATCAGGGAAAAGGTTGAGGGCAGGATCAAAGATGATGTGTGCATCAAAAAGATTGGAGGCCTAAAAATTAAACAAGTAATATGATCCTTTTAAACATTTTAGCATCAGCACTATTCAGCTACTATTTTATTGAGATGGGCAGATTCCCATTGAAATGGAAACTGAATTTCAAACCATTCAACTGCCTGGTGTGTCTGCCTGCATGGACTGCACTGGCACTTTATCTGCTGCCTATAGAGGTCACTGAGATCATCATTGTGATGTTTGGATCAGCAATCCTGGCAGTATTATTTAAAACATTAATGAACAAAGCATATGAATCAGGATCACATTGATTTTATTGAAAAGCACAAAATAAATTTTGACACAGTTAAACTGGGCTATACCAGGCAGATACCTATGGAGGTGCTGCAAATGTACGAACACATTTATCACCTGTATTTAGATCCACAGTATGTGCTGACCTACTGGTGTGGTGGATGTGCGTTTGACATGATGAAAAGGCTGATGAACTACTATGAGACAAATGTTGTGAATGCACAGCCAGCTGTTCAACCTGTTCAGGAAACTGCACAAATTGATGTGCAACCTAAAGCAAAGAAAACACGAAAGAAATAAAACCTGCCTACTATGATTAACACGATCTATTTTATTTGCATCTGTGCTGTTGTGTCTGCACTTGCATTTGCAATAATCTATGACATGGCCATGCAAATCAAAAAGCTGAAATGAGAATATTAGTCATCACACAACAGAACAGTGGGGTGGGCTATCACAGACTGATGATGCCTATCTACTACATGAAAAAGTCATTTGCATTCTTTACAGACACCATCAATGATGAGATCCTGTCAGAACAGTATGACCTGGTGGTAGTGAATAGGTACATCCCTAGCTGCCACATTGATCAGCTGAAAGCCTACAGGGAGAAATACGGATTCAAACTGATCCTGGACATTGATGACTATTGGCATCTAGATCCCTGGCACATCCTGTATGGCCAATATGATGCAGATCCAATCATTGAGCATATAAAGGCAGCTGACCTGGTTACCTGTACAAACATGGGACTTAG